ATCCCCCATTACCTGATCGAAAACTACAACCGATCCATTGGCGAGATCACCCTGAAGAACGGGTCATCGATCCGTGGTTTCTCGGCTGAAGAACCATCCCGACTGCGCGGTCCCCAGTTCCACCGAGTCTGGTGCGATGAGTTGGCTGCCTGGCAATACTGCGAAGAGACGTGGGACATGATGCGGTTCGGCCTGCGCTTGGGCGACGATCCACGGGTCATCATCACCACGACTCCCCGGCCCATCGAGCTGGTCCGCAAGCTGATCAAAGACTCGGAAAAGAAGAACAGCCGCGTCATCGTTACCAGGGGATCTACCTATGACAACGCAGCCAACCTCGCCAAGTCCTTCCTTGCTGAGATCACGCAGTACGAGGGAACCCAGCTCGGCCGCCAAGAGATCCATGCCGAGGTTATTGACCCCGAAGAGACCGGCATCATCAAGCGAAGCTGGTTCAAGCTCTGGTCAGCCGACAAGCCTCTGCCGCCTCTTGACTACATCGTCATGAGCCTTGATACGGCGTTCACGGAGAAGTCCCAGGACCGTAAGACCCATGATCCAGACCCAACGGCCTGCTCGGTCTGGGGTGTCTTCCGCCACGAGAAGAAGCCAGCTTTTTTGCTCCTCGACTGCTGGCAAGACCACCTCGGGCTGCCCGCTTTGATTGAGCGGGTCAAAAAAGAGTGGTCCGTGCGGTACGGCGATGAGGACTTTAGGCCGATGATCAAGCCTCTGGTCGGTCCCAAGCAGTCCATGTTCGGTGGCAAGTCGCCTGACTTGATGATCATCGAGGACAAAGGGTCTGGCATCAGCCTGCGTCAGATGCTGGCCCGTGAGGACATCCTCGCGTACCCCTACAATCCGGGCCGTGCGGATAAGCTACAGCGACTCCACGCGGTCTCACATTTATTTGCACACGGATTCGTTTGGGTTGTAGAATCTGACAAACGGCCTGGGAACCCACGTTCCTGGGCCGACCCTTTAATCTCGCAACTGTGCAGCTTCCACGGTGAAGGATCGATCAAGCATGACGACTTTGTGGACTCAACGACCCAAGCGCTCAGGCTGCTTGCTGATCGCAATAGTCTCTCAGTCACCAGAAAAGCTGAAGACAGAGTTGAACGGGAAAGCAAGCCAAGGCTTGTGAACCCATACGCGATCTAACCGGAGCATTGAATGGCTGACAACGAGCAAGAATATGGCGAGATGTACGAGGTGGAAGATGACTCCAAGGTGCGTGACACCGAAGACGGTGGAGCCATGGTCACCCTCGATGACTCACCAACGCCTGGCGAGTCAGAGTTCTACGCCAACTTGGCCGAGAACATGCCAACTTGGGAGCTGTCAAACCTCGGCTCTGAGCTGTGTGACATCCTAGAAAAAGACAAGGAAGCCCGCAAGAAGCGGGATGAGCAATACGAAGAAGGCTTGCGTCGTACAGGCCTTGGTGATGATGCCCCAGGCGGCGCATCTTTCACTGGAGCCAGCAAGGTCGTGCACCCAATGCTGACTCAAGGATGCGTGGACTTCTCAGCCCGCGTCATGAAGGAACTCTTCCCGCCTGATGGACCAGCTCGCGACAAGATCATCGGTGAAGTCACCCTTGAGAAGCAAGAAAAAGCCGATCGCCTGGTCAAGTTCATGAACTGGCAGATGACTCAGCAGATGCCTGAGTTCAGGTCCGAGCTCGAGCAGCTGTCCACTCAACTGCCTTTGGGCGGTGGCCAGTACCTCAAGATCACTTGGGACGGCAACAAGAAGCGCCCTGTCCCCCAGTTTGTGGCAATCGATGACGTCTACTTGCCCTTTGCTGCAACGAACTTCTATTCGTCCGAGCGCAAGACTCATGTGCAGTACATCACTCGCATCGAGTATCAGAAGCGCGTCGAGTCCGGCATGTACATGGACGTCGACCTCATGGCCAGTCCGCTGCCGCCCGATGAGTCCAAGGCCGAGACAGCCAACAACAAGATCGAAGGCCGTCAGAACGACAGCTACAACATCGATGGCTTGCGCACCATCTACGAGTGCTACATCATCCATGACTTCGATGACGAGTACGGCTTGGCTCCGTACATCATCAGCTTGGACAAGGCCACTCAGTCTGTGTTGGCCATCTATCGCAACTGGGAAGAAGACGACGAGACCAAGCAGGAAATGCAGTGGATGGTCGAATTCCCCTTCGTGCCTTGGCGTGGCGCATATCCCATTGGCCTGACACACATGATTGGCGGCCTAAGTGCCGCTGCGACAGGTGCTTTGCGGGCTTTGCTTGACTCTGCCCACATCAACAACTTCCCAGGCTTGCTGAAGCTTAAGTCGGGGACTGGCGGTCAGACAGACCGTGTTGATCCGACCGAAGTGAAAGAGATCGAAGGTTCGTTTGGCCAGGATGACATCCGCAAGATGCTCATGCCAATGCCTTACAACCCGCCAAGTGCAGTCCTGTTCCAGCTGCTCGGCTTCTTGGTCGATGCCAGCCAGAACGTTGTCCGCACCACGTTTGAAGAACTGGCTGACAGCAACGCCAACACACCAGTCGGCACGACACTGGCCCGCATTGAGCAGGGCATGGTGGTGTTCTCAGCAATCCATGCTCGTCTGCACGACTCCATGGGCCGTGTGCTGAAGCTGCTGTTCCGCCTGAACAAGACCTACCTGACTGAAGAAGAAGTCTACGACGAGACTGGCGAGTTGCTGGTCAAGCGCAGCGACTTCGAAGGCCCGATGAACGTCGTGCCGGTCAGTGACCCCAACATCTTCAGCGAAGCCCAACGGTTTGCTCAGGTGCAGGCCGTCATGCAGCGTGCCGAGAAGATGCCGCAGCTGTATGACCTCCGCAAGGTCGAGATCATGTTCCTCGAGCGCCTGAAGGTGCCTCAAGGTAAGGACCTGTTGTTGCCCGCTCCTAAGCCAATGGAGCTGAATGCGGTCAACGAGAACATTGCGGCCACGATGCGCCGTCCAATCACGGCCTTCCCTGAGCAAGATCACTTGGCTCACTTGCAGGTCCACTTGGACTTCTTGACCAACCCGATGTTCGGCGGCAACAAGGCCATTGGCCCTGCCTTCATTCCCATGATGCTTGACCACATCAAGGAGCACATGGTCCTCTGGTATGCAACCCAGATCTATCATGAGGCATCAGACGCAGCTCAAGTCGACATTGGCGAGATCCAAAAGGACGCAACCGTCGAGGAGAAGCAATCGCTTGACAAGCTGCTGGCAACGACCAGCCAAATAGTGACCAAGCAGACGCAAGAAGCCTTTGGCCAGATCCCGCAGATCATCGAGCAAGCCATTCAGGCCTTGCAGCAGATGCAGCCGCCACCTCCGCAAGATCCAAGCGTCGCTGTTGCCCAGAAGCAACTGGAGAACCAGCAGGCTCGGGACGCGGCAACGGCTCAGACTCAGCAAGCCAAACTGGCTCAGGACGCTCAGCTCAAGCAGGCCGAGATGCAGCAGCGCAGCCAAGAGAAGCAGATGGACATTCAAGGCCGCATCCAAGAGTTGCAGGCCGAGCTCCAGCGCGAGATGATGCGTCAACAAGCCGAAGACGAACGTACTCGCGCCCAGATCCAGGCTCGCTTGGAGATGAACGAGTCCGACAACCAAACAGCCAAGCAGCTTGCAGCCCTCGAGGTTGCAACCGGCGAACGAATCGCGGTCTCAACAGGGACCGGGATAAACCCCACCCCACGCAGATAAGGAGCAATCATGGTAGCAATCAGCCTACACAAACAGATGGCCATGGGTAAGGGCTACCCTAAAGCCAAGAAGGTGTCAAGCGACCCTTCGCCAACGCCCGGTTTGCCCAATGCAGACTACAAGACCATGCCCAAGATGAAGACCGAAAAGGTCCAAGGCGAAGGCAATGGCGGCACAAACAGCCAACGCGGCAAAGGTCCTGACCAGATCTCTACCGTCATGGGCGGCCGCCGCTGATGCTTGCAAAAATCATCACGACGATACGAGCCGAGCAGCAGGCACTGGCCGTTGAGGCCATCAAGGTGCAGCCAGCAGAAGGCAAGGACATCAGCTTCGAATACGGGAAACGTCAGGGCGTCTACGCAGGCCTTGATCGCGCCGTCCAGCTGATTGAGCGTATCTACCGTGATATTGAGAACGACCAACGAGATCTTTAACCCCAGCATACGGAGAAGCGAATGCTACTTGAAACCCCCATGTCCTTCAACTTTGCCTCATTGGACGAGGCCTTCCCAGCAGTCGACTGCGGCCACAAGCCTCTGGGCTCACGCGTGATCGTACAGGTCCGCAAAGCCAAGAACCAGACGGCCGGTGGTATCTACATCCCTGAGGAAGCACGAAAGACAGAGGCCAGCAATACCCAGATCGCTAAGGTTGTGGCGATTGGCTGCTTGGCATACAAGAATCGGAACACCATGGAGCCGTGGCCTGAAGGCGCTTGGTGTGAAGTTGGTGCCTACGTCCGTGCACCTAAATACGGCGGAGATCGTTGGACTGTCAAGTCTGGCGATGAGGAGATCGAATTTGTGATGTTCAACGACTTAGACATTCTTGCCGAAGTCACTGGAGATCCCACAGCGATCCGTGCGTTTATCTAACTGCTGAAAGGAGCAGGCAATGGCTGGAGAAAATATGCTCATCGAAGATGATGAGGACCAAAAAGGCGGTAAGCCTCAGGAAGTCGAGTTTGTCCCTGTAACCACCAAGCAAGGTGATGACGCGGATGAAGACGACGACCCGCCAGAGGACTCACGGCTCTCGGAAGACAACGAGGACCGCGAGGAACTACGCCGCAAGCGTCGCGAAGAGAAAGCAGATCGCGCAGCGCGTAGAAAGCAGGCAATTGAGCGAGACAAGACCGAGCTCAACTTCCTGAGGCAACGGAACGAGGCGCTCGAGAAGCGCATGTTCAACGTTGAGAAGACAACGGTGGCCAACACGATCTCTGGCATTGATGCCCGAATTGCTGACACGATTGCCGAGGTCAAGGCAGCTGAGCGCATCATGTCCCAGGCCATCGAGGCAGGGAATGGTGACGATGCCGCCAAGGCCATGCGTATCCGCGATGCGGCTATGCAGAAGGTCCAGCAGCTTCAAGTTCACAAGCACCAGCACACGCAGGCTGCCGAGAACTTGCAGCAGCAATCCCAGCAAACGCCAAACCAGGCGCCCGGTCCTGACCCCGAAGTCGCGGGCTTTGCCCAAGACTGGGTGTCCAAGAACAGCTGGTACGACCCCAACGGCAAGGACGAGGCCTCGAAGATCGTGCTGGCAATTGATCAGTCTCTGGTTGAATCTGGCTATAATCCAAAAACAGAGGCATATTGGCGCGAGCTGGACAAGCGAGTGGCCAAGCGATTGCCAGACATGAAAGGAGGCGGTAACTATGACGACAGTCAAGACGACGATCGCCGCGGACAGCGTAGAGGTCCGCCCATTGGTTCCAGCAGGGACCAGGCTCCGCAGTCTTCCCGCCGTGAAGTATACATCTCCCCAGAACGAAAGCAAGCTATGACTGATGCTGGAGTTTGGGAAGATCCTGTCCTGCGCCAACGCTACTTGAAACAGTACGCGAAGTGGGACCGTGAAAACAATTCATCTCGCTGAAAGGAGTGAGGAAAATGACCGACGAACGATTGAAAAAATCCCCTGATCTTGTCCGCCAATCACGTGGAGCCACAGACCGCAATGTGACTGAAGACCGTGCCATTAGCGACGAAGATCGTGTTGAGATGTTTAGATCTCAATTTTTCCAAGACGCATTGCCAGATTTACCGAAGCTACCTGGCTTCCATACATGCTGGTTGACCACCACTAACCCCCGCGACTCCATTCAGCAACGGATCCGGTTGGGTTATCAACCTATTAAAGCCGAAGACGTGCCTGGCTGGGAATACGTAACCATCAAGACAGGCGAATGGCAAGGGTTCATTGGTGTCAACGAGATGCTCGCATTCAAGTTGCCGATGTCTCTCTACTCACGGTTCATGCAAGAAGCTCACCATGACGCTCCTGCACGTGAAGATGAGAAGCTCACATCCATCTTGGACAGCATCAAAGAGTCTGCGGCAGCCGCAGGCGGGCGCGTGGTTGAGGGTGACGGTATTGCAGCATTGCGTGAAAATCCTGGTCGAGCTAAATTTGAAGAGCTCTGATCAATCCACCAATTCTCTCATTTGAGGAAAAGCAAACATGTCTACTACTAGCACACCGTTTGGCTTCCAGCCCGTTTACCACGCAAGTGGTTTCGTGCGCCCGGCAGCCTTTACGTTGGCGGACAACGCTGCAGTGACTCTGTTGCAATACCAACCCGTGGCGATTAACACGTCCACTGGTGTTGTGACTCCAGCTACTGTTGGCGATGCGTTCGTCGGCACTTTCATGGGTGTTGAATTCACCGACGGCGATGGCCGCCGCCGTGTTTCCAACAAGTTCCTTGCGAACACCCCTGCAACTGATGTGACCGCGTACATCACGCGTGATCCAGCCATTGTTTATCAGATCCAAGCCAACGGCTCTGTGAACATCAGCAACATTGGCAACCAATACAACTTCGGTTCGATCACCGCCGGTTCTACCGTCGTGGGTCTCAGCCAAGCCGTGTTGGACACAGCCTCCGTTGTGGCCTCAGGTGGCACCGCCCAGCTGCGAGTGATCGGTATCACACCCGGTCCCGACAACGCTTGGGGTGATGCTTATACGATTGTCCAAGTTCAGATCTCTGAGCATCAGGACGTTGCAACCATCAACGCTTACTAAGGAGCTAAAACATGGCTGTCCCAATGCGCAGTACGGACTTTCGGTCCATCGTTGAGCCCATCCTGAACGAAGAGTTCGATGGCTTGTATAACCAGCGCGCTGACGAGTGGAAACAAGTTTTCACCGAGCGTCAAGGTATCCCACGTAACTACCACGAAGAACCCGTCTTGTACGGT